CTTGCGGAAGCCAGGGAGCAGCTGCAGCTCTGGAAGGACTGCGAAAAGGCGCTTGCCAGCGGACAGGCAAAGGCTTACCGCGTCGGCACGCGAGAGTATACGGCGTTTGACCTTGCTGAGATCGCCAAGCGGATTGAGTATTTCGCAAACGTGATCGAGGCTTTGAGCGGGACGGTGCGAACGAGCAGAGTTGTCCGCGTCGTTCCGCGTGACATGTAACGGAGGGTATCAGGATGAAGAAACAAGAACAGCCCAATTTGGGCGAACGGGCGCTTTTCCTGCTCTCTCCCGAACGCGGCAACAAGAAATTCCTTGAACGAATTGCGCGGGAGCGGCAGGCTGACCAGAAGGAACGCAAAACCATGGCCGCCAGCGGCTACGGAAATCACGGCGCAAGCACGACCCTTAACAGCATGATCGGCTGGATCGTGGGCGGCGGCAGCGCAGAGGACGACATCGACCTTCACGGCGCTTTGCTCCGGCAACGTGCCCGCGACCTGTACGCAGGCGGCGGCCTTGCCAGAAGCGGCCCTGCAACGCTGACCACCAACGTTGTAGGCTGGGGCATTCAGCCAAAACCCAAGATCGACGGTGAGCTGCTGGGACTGAGCGACGAGGCGTGCGACGAATGGGAGCGCAATGCGCAGCGTGAATTTCAGCTTTGGGCCAACAATGTGATGTGTGACGCAGAGCGGCAGAAGAACTTCTACACCATGCAGCAGCTTGCTTTTCTCAGTCAGCTTGTGAGCGGCGATGTGTTTGTGCTTTTCGGAATGAAGGAAAACAAGCGCACGCCGTATCAGACGGTAATCCGCATTCTGGAAGCCGACCGCGTGAGCACGCCGGACAGCTCCGGCGGCGACAGCGAGAGCAAGGAAACGGACGGCGGCGGCAGGATCATTGATGGCGTGGAAATCGACCGCGACGGAACGGTGATCCGCTACCACATTGCCAACCGTCACCCGCTGATGGAAAACAGCACGCAGGAGATTGAGTGCCAGCCGATTGACGCTTTTGGCGCTGATACCGGCTACCCGAATATCCTGCACATCATGGTTGTTGAGCGCCCGGAGCAGCGGCGCGGCATTCCTTTCGTTGCGGCTCAGATCGAGCAGATCAAGCAGCTCGACCGTTACCTGACAAGCGAACTTGCGGCCAATGTGGTTTCTGCCATGTTGACCGCTTTTGTTGTCAGTGCGGACGACGACGGCAAGACCGGCCTTGAGGACGCGGTGAATGAGGACGAGAAGGTTACAGACGACGATCTGAAATTGGAGCTTGCGCCCGGAGCTATCTACTCCCTGCCGCCCGGAAAGAAGATTCAGGAGATCAACCCCATTCGTGCCAACAGTGCCTTTGAGAGCTTTGTTTCCACGCTGATTACGATTATCGGCGCGGGCATGGGGATTCCCAAGGAAGTGCTGATTAAGAAGTACGAGAGCAATTACACCGCAGCACGCGGCGCATTGCTGGACTTCTGGCGCGAGGTGCGCGTGCGGCGCACGGCATTCAACAACAGCTTCAACCAGCCTGTGTACGAGGCATGGCTGGCCGAGGCGGTTGCTGCCGGTCGCATTGAGGCTCCTGGATTCTTCGACGATCCTGCCATCCGGCAGGCGTGGTGCGGCTGCATGTGGATGGGCGCAAGTATGGGCCATGTTGACCCGCTCAAGGAAGTCAAAGCCGCCACGGAGCGTATCGCCAATAACATTTCCACTCAGGAGCAGGAGGCAAGCGAGTACAACGGCAACGACTGGCTTTCCAACATCCGGCAGCGGAAAAAGGAAATGGCAGCCTTTGATGACATGAAACCGGCGGCTCCTGCCGAGCCGACGGAACCTACCAAACCTAACGAGGAGGGAAAGCAAAATGCCGAATAATGAGCGTTTCCGCCTGCGGTATGACTTGCAGATGAACGCCGCCGACGAGAGCGCCGATGTGATGATCTACGGCGAAATCTGCGACGACTGGTGGAAATGGACTGAGGCCGACATCAGCGCTACGGACTTTGACAAGCTGCTGAAAGATGCCAAGGCCAAGGGCGTGAAGAACCTGACCATCCGCATCAACAGCCCTGGCGGTGATGTGAACCAGGCCATTGCCATGCGTACCATGCTGATGAACAGCGGCATGGAGGAAATCAAGATTTCCATCGAGGGCATGTGCGCCAGCGCTGCGACGCTGATTGCCTGCCTGCCCGGTGCGCACGTCACCATGACCGAGGGCGGCGAGTACATGATCCACAACCCCAAATCCGGCGCGTGGGGCGAGGCGAAAGACCTTGAGGCGGGCGCAAAGCGCCTGCGCAATACCGAAGCGGACAGCGCCTCCATCTACGCCCGCAAGAGCGGCCAGAGCGAGGAAACTGTTCGCGGCTGGATGAATGCCGAAACGTGGATGACAGCCAAGGAAGCCCATGAGCGCGGCTTTGTGGACGCCGTTCTGGACGCCGAGCCGATTGTGGCATCTGTGTCCAACCGGGCCATGGCTGCCATGCGCAGGATGTACACGCACATCCCTGAGAGCGTGCAGGAACACGCCGACACTCCCAAAGTCAGCAACACCGAACCGACAGTTGCCGCCGGGGAAGTGACTGAAAATAAAACTCACAACGAGGAGGAAAAAATCACCATGGAAATCAAGGACGTAACCCTTGAACAGCTCCAGGCTGAGAATCCCACCCTGCATAGCCAGATCATGCAGGCCGGTGCGCAGCAGGAGCGCGAACGCATCCAGGAGATCGACGATCTGACCCCGGCGGGCGAGGAATATGCCGCAATGGCTATGCAGGCCAAGCAGGACGGCACCAACGCCATGGACTATCACAAGCAGATTGTGAAGCACCAGCGCGAGAAGGGCCAGAAGTTCCTGGACGACCGCAAGACCGAAACCGCTCCCGCTGCCAAGGTTGAGGGCGGCGATCCCAAGCAGAACGACGGCAAGGCCGCCAAGCAGGAGCTTGACGACTATGCCAAGGAAATGGCCGACATTGCCAAGGAAATGTTCCCCAACGGCACTGGCGGCATGTACTAATCGAAAGGAGCAACCGACATGAGCATGTATGAAGTCATCGGCACGAACAACCCCGAATATCTGCTTGCCGATCCCAACGGCGCAGACCTGATTGCCATTCCCTGCAAGCCTGGTAATGGCAAGATCAATCGCGGTACGGTGATGTATCGCGGCGCGGACGGCATGTGGCTGCCCGCTGCGGCTGCCGAAGCTGTGGACACCAACTCCCTTGCTGTGCTGGATGAAACCGTTGACACCGACGCCAACGCCACCATCGCCGAGGACGCCCGCGCTTTCCGCGCCGGTCGCCTGATTGCTGGCAAGGTCACTCTCAAGGACGGCGCGGCGCTGACCGCCGCCGTGCAGCTCGTACTCCGCAAGCAGGGTATCGTGTTCGATCAGATGGTCAACACCGAAACCTTCAACAACGGTACGGGCGCTTAATAACGCAAAGGAGGATAAAACGATATGCCTATCGACATCTACTCTACCCGTGCGCAGCTTGCCGCGATTGAGCAGCTTCCGCGCGAATATTCCTTCCTGTACGACACCTTCTGCGCTGACATGGGCGCTGTGGAGGAAGATAAGGCGATCTGGGACTTCCGCAAAGGCGACCGCCAGATGGCTCCCGTCGTGCATCCCGGCGTCGGCGGCGTGCTGATGGGCCGTCAGGGTTATGAAACCCGCGAGGTGGGCTTCTGCACCATCGCCCCCGAACGCCTGATTGCCAACCCCGACCTTCAGAACCGCGCCTTTGGCGAACAGATTCTTGGCGCTATGACCCCTGCGCAGCGCGAAAAGAAGATGCTTGTGCGCGACCTTGTGGACATGCGCAAGGCTATTCAGCGCCGCCGTGAGTGGATGGCCCGTCAGGTACTTCTCACCGGCAGGCTGAGCGTGTTCCGCTACACCAACGAGGGCCGCGACCTGAACACCACCATGATTGCCGACTACGGCTTTACGCAGACCTACACGCCTGATACCGTATGGAGCGACGGTTCCGCAAAGATCGACAGCGACATGCGCGAAATCTACGATCTGGTCTACGACGGTCTGGGCATCGTGGATATGATCGTGATGGCTCCCGATGTTGCGGATGCCATGATCGACAACAGCAAGTACATCAAGCAGTTCGACGGTCGCAATATCAACATGGGCGAAATCAACACCAAGTACAAGGGCCAGGGCGTGCGCTTCATCGGCTGGAACAGCGACGGCGTGGAAATGTATTCCTTCTCCGGCAAGTTCACCGACGACGACGGAACCGTGAAGCCTATCCTGCCCAGCGGCACGCTGATTGCCGGTGGCAAGGGTATGCTCAAGTGTCTGCACGGCCCCGTTACCCAGGTTGAATCCACCGGCGCGGACGCCCAGCACAAGACCTACATCAAGAAGGAGGTTCCTCTGCGCTACGGCTCCATCGACGGCAACAGCATCAAGAACCGCCTGACTTCCTGCCCCACCATCGTTCCCTTCAACGTGGACGCCTGGGTTGTCGCCAACGTCCTGTAAGAGAAAGGAGCAGACTGCATGAGTTACACCGCGAAACACTATGTCAAGATTGCCGGTCGCAAGTACACGCCCGGAGAGATCATTGACATTCCGATCCCGGAAGAAAAACTCAAGAGGCTGCTGCGGCTCAAGGCCATTGCACCTGCTTCTTCCGCCGACCTCGATCCTGCCGACGACACCGCCGGTGGCGACGAGGACGACGGCAAGGAGGACGTGCGCGACAATTACGCCAGCCAGCCTGATAACCTGGGCTATGACCATTCCGGCGACCCCAAGGAACCCCAGGACGAGGAAGAACCCACCGAGGAGGAGGCTGACGAGGAAGCGGAAGCGCCCGAAATCGACGTGATGGACGGCATTGTTTCTGCTGCCGATGAACCCGCCGAGGAAGCCCCCCCGAAGAAAACCACCAGTAAAGGGAGGAAAAAGGCGTGAACGTCAAGATCATCAAGACCGGCAAGGTCGAAACGGTCAGTGCAAGCTACGGTATGCGCCTGATCGAACAGGGCAAGGCTGTGCTTGCTCCCAAGCCCGCCAAGAAGCCTGACAGGAAGGAAGCGGCCAAAGCCGGTGATGCCTAATGGCGCTCAAGGACAAGATTCACGATGACCTGACGCGGGTGTTCATGAATCACGGCCACTTTGCCGAATGGCACACCTGGAACGGACGCAAATTCCAGTGCGTGACAGACGATGAAACCGCCCTCAAACGAAAGAACAACAACGTCGTTGATCTCTCGTGGGACAACAACACCAGCGAAACACTGGTGTACACCCCCGTTGAGGGCTTTCCGGGCCGCGCACTGCCCAATGAGCATGTGATCTTTGATAACAGGCCCATGAAGATTCTGCAAGTGCAGGAGGATATGGGCATGTACACGATCCTGCTCATGAGCAACGACCCCAAGGCGGTGAGTGTATGAGAACGAGTGAACGGCTGCGCAAACTCAAGCAGTGGATCGAAAAGGAGCTATGCGAGGGCCGGGAAATGAAAGCCCCGGCCCCCGACATGGATATTACCCAGATCGTGCGGCAGAAGCCGCAGTGCTTCCTTGCGTGGCAGCCTACACGCCCGGATGAAACGGGTACATTGCGCATTGATCCCATCAATGTATGCCCCGGCATCCTGATTATGCCCAGGCTGTCCAACGCAAAGTACGTCGAGGAAAAGCGTTTCGACCGTTACAACAACGTACACAGACCGCAGGAACTCGGCCAGACGCTTGCGGTGGATATTCTGTTCAGTGTCTACGAACCCGGCATTCGCCTGCCGGGATTCATTGACAGTGCGGAAAGTGAAAATGGGCTTGACATGAGCCTTTTTGTGGAGGGAACCGAACAGGGACTTTTCACGCTGACCGACTGGATGGATGACTGCATCGAGAAGCTGCTGGGCGCGAAATTCATCCCCAAGACCGATCTGTTTGTCAACGAGGCGACGATGGCGTACAGCTTGTACACCGATCAGAGCTTTGTTGTAGACAAAAGGCCGATCTACTATGGCTTTGTAACCGTGACCTTCAACTGCTATGCAGAGGAGGGCGTAAACAACAGCCTTGACCAATATCTGAAATGAGGAGGACACACAACATGGCTGATTATCTCCATGGCGCGTATGGCCAGATTCAGGCGGTTGGCACGAAGGTTGCCATCAAGAGCCAGAACGCCATCGTCTATGTTGGTACTGCCCCCGTGCATACCGTTGCTGGTGGCGCTGCCAACGTGAACCGTCCCATTCTTGTGACCAACATTGCGGAAGCCCGCAAGCATTTTGGTTACAGCGACGAGTGGGACAAGTATACCCTGTGCGAAGCGATGCACGCCCATCTTGAGAACAAGGCCGTCGGCCCCCTGGTGCTGATTAACGTTCTCGATCCCGCGACCCACAAGGCTGCGGAGGATGACACTGCCAACCTGACCCCCGAAAATGGCCGCGTGACCATCGCCAATGCTGGCGACATCATTCTGGACACCGTGGCCGTGACCGGCAAGACCAAAGGAACGGACTACACTGTTCAGTACGACTTCAAGAAGAAGCTGCTGACCATCGCTGAGATCACCAGCGGCGGCCTTGGCACTGAGGCCCTGACCATCACCTACAACAGCATCGACGCGACCGCCATTGACGCTGACGACGTGATCGGCTCGACCGACGGCGCGGGCCTGAATACCGGCCTGTTCGCCATCAAGAACGTGTACCAGGAAACCGGCTTCATCCCCTCCTTCCTGCTGGCTCCCGGCTTTTCCTCCATCCCCGCTGTGCATAGCGCGATGATCCAGAACAGCCAGAAGGTCAACAGCCATTGGGATGTGTATGTCATGGCCGACATCCCGATTGTGGACGATGAGGGCGAACAGATCACCCTTGCGACCGCTGCCACCTGGAAGAATGACAACGGCTACAACAAGAGCAACGAAACCGTGTACTTCCCCCTGGTGAAGGGTACGGACGACAAGATTTACCACCTGTCTGTGCTGGCTGCGGCCAACTTCCAGGAGCTTCTTGTCGCGCAGGACGGCATCCCCTACAAGACTGCCAGCAATACCGAGTGCGCTATCATCAGCAACCTGTACATGGGTGAGGACAGCGCGGGCCGCGTGTTTGATGACTACCTCATCAACAACCAGCTCAATAAGAACGGCATTGCCTCTGCTGCCTATGTGGGTGGCCGCTGGGCTGTCTGGGGCTGCCACAGCGCCGACTTCTCCCAGGAGGGCGGCGATCAGATCAACGTGTCTGAAACCAACCGCATGATGCTGTACTACATCAGCAATGATTTCCAGCATCGCCGCACCCGCAACGTGGACAAGCCTCTGACCGCCAACGACATCAAGACCATTGTTGCCGAGGAGCAGACCCGCCTCGATGCCCTGGTCAAGATCGGTGCGCTGACCTACGGCGTCGTCCACCTGAATGCCGAGCCTGATGCCCGCAGCGACATCATGAACGGCGACTATTCCTTTACCTTCAACGTGACCACCACGCCGCTTGCCAAGAGCCTGACCGCGATTGTCAACTGGACGGATGAAGGTTTCGTGACCTATTTTGCCGACGTGGCGTAAGAAAGGAGTAAACCGCTATGCCCAGCAAAGTTTATAACAACGTCGAAGGCCATCGGGTTATTGACAACGAGCGCGTTGCCGAGGACGTAACCAGCGTAAGCCTGCCGACGATTGAGCATCCCACCAGCACCATTTCCTCCTCTGGTATGGCTATGGACGTGGATATGCCCAACACCACCCACCTGAATGCGATGGAGTTCAGCGTGAGCCACAACAACGGCGTGAACTGCAAGTACCTTGCCTCCCCTGGCAAGCACTTCATCGAAACCCGCATTGTACGCCAGCGCTACGCCGTGGCTGCCGGTGAGATTGAGCATGAGAGCGTCAAGTTCCGCATCACCGGCGTTCACAAGTCCACCGAGAAGGGCAACATCGAAACCGGCAACCCCTTCGGCAGCACGGACAAGTATTCCGTACTGCGCTACGAGGAGGAAATCAACGGCGAGGTGACGACCATCATTGACGCGATGGCGGGCGTCATCAAGTTCAACGGCGTTGACTACACCAACCAGATCGAGAATCTGCTGAACTAATCCCAAGGGCGGGAAAAGCGCAAACATTTTCGTTTTTCCCGCCCTATTCCATCATCAAAAAACAAGGGGAAAAAGACCATGAGCGAAGAAATCAAGAAGAATGAGCAGCCCCAGGTTGAGGAACAGCCCAAGGAGCAGGAAGCACAGAAACCCGCTCCCATCACTCTGAGCATGATTTCCAAAGGCACGCTGGAGCTGGCCGTGCCGATCCGCGCGAGAAGCGCAGATGTTTCCGTATTGCATTACGATTTTACCAAGTTGAGCGGCTGGGAATATGTCGAAGCTATGGATTCTGACACCGCCAGCCGGAACGTTTTCCAGGTTTCCAAGAAACAAGCTCTTGCTCTGTTTGCCGCTGCCGCTGCAAAGCAGGCCCCGGTGGACGACAAGGGCGGTCGCCTCTACGATGCGAAAGACATCAAAGAGAGGATCAGCCTCTTTGATGCGCAGCGTGCGGTTCAGGTGGCTACGGTTTTTTTGGTACGGTCGGCACAGGAGGCCGGGAAGAATACATACGGCGAATAACTGATGCCGCCATGGCAAGCCATACACCCATCAATGTGTTTATGGATATGACGATCAGCATGTTCAACGAGTTTGTACATGCGATCCACACAGTAATTCAAGCAAGGAACGAGAAATAACGCGGAGCGCCCCGGCGGCGCTCCGCTTTTTAAGGAGGCGGCAGAATGCAGCTTTTCTACGAGGGGACGGACATCACCCGCGAGGTGGACGTGGTGAAATGCGTTCACCGCGACGTTTCGGGCGGGCGATGTGACAGCATAGAGATTGAGCTGGAAAATGCCGCAGCATGGTACAGATGGCAGCCGCAGCGCGACGATGTGCTTGAGGTTCAGATGGACGGGTACAGCACCGGGATTCTGTTTCTCAATTCTGTGCTACCTACGGCAGGCAAGTACAGGATCATTGCGACGAGCCTGCCCAGCGCAGCGCGGCGCAGGGTATATGCTGCCTATGAAGGGATGCGTATTGCCGACATCATGGCCGCCTGCGCCGCAGAATGCGGCATGGACAGTGCCTTGTTTGGCATTGACAAAGATATTACCTACACTTATCTGATGCGCCACAAAGAGGGCGCTCCGGCATTTCTGAGTCGGATTTTACAATGCGAGGGTGCGGTTCTGAAAGCGCTGAACGGGCGCTTGACCGCAATCTCCATCGAATACGCGCAGGCCATGGAGGCCGCGCAGACCATCAGGATCAGCGCCGATCAGGCGGGAACGCACTATCTGAGGCGCGACGATGTGAAGCTGGCCGGTATCACCATCAAGACGCCGTATGCAAACGGCGGTGCAGAGGACGTGGAAGCCTCCTATGGACAGCATGAGGTTTTCACTGACTATCCGGCCATGGATGCAGCGCAGGCGGCCAGATGGGCGCGTGGGCTGCTTCTTTGCCGCAACAGGACTGCGGAGGAGCTGACCGTGGGCATGGAATACAACCCCGGCCTGACGGCCATGACGAGAATTGACGTTGACAGTCCGACGGATGCGGACGGCCAATGGCTGATTGACGAGGTGGAGCATGACTTCTTCCACAAGAAAAGCAAGGCCAAGCTGCTCCGCTGCGTCAGCGCGATTGGGTGATTCCTATGGACAAGATCAGGGGATTTCCCATTTATCACGCGATTAAACCGGGCGTCGCCCCGACTGAATATAAAGAAAAAGAAAACAAAAAGATCAAGAAAATCAGCACCAACCGACTTATCAAGAGCTATTTGTGCAGCGGAGCGGACAGCAGATGCGTGGTTTTTCGCCAGTGCGAATGCCTGGACGCCTGCCAGTACGGACAGCAATATATCAAACAGACGAGCGAGGAACAATCATGAAAAATAATTATGGAGCGAACATCGAGCGCGGGATCATTGCCGAGGTATGCGAGGGCGGCTATAAGGTGCAATCCCTCACACGCGACGGCATTATGACGCCTGCGATCCCATCCGTAAGCGGCACGGCCTACAAGGCTGGTGACCGCGTTTATTTTTTCGTGTTTGACGACGGACACGGAGCAATCCTCGCGGCGTTCTGACCGAATCGCCGCAGTAAGGCGGTGAAAAATGGGACAGCAGACACTCCAAACGGTTATCACACTGAGTGGCAAAGTAGATAATACGTTTGGAAACATTGGTACAGCCCTAATTAACGTGGGCAATCACATTGATGCCCTCAGTCAAAAGATTATCGACTTTGGAAAAGAAAGTGTTGAGGAATACGTCGAGTACGACGACGTAATGCGAGAAGTGCAGGCGCTTGGCGAATATGACGACAAGACAATGCGCGTCCTCAACGAGTATAACAAGACCATTGCTCAGTCGAGCAAATACACAATGGATCAGGCCGCGCAGGCCGAAGTGATGATGGCGCAGCTTGGTTTGAACATGGAGCAAACCAAAACGCTGATGCCCACCGTCATGAACCTGGCGACGGCGGCAAACATCGACCTTGCCGACAGCCTGGACTATTTGTACTACACGCTGAATGCGCTTGGTATGCCGATGGAGTATGCCAACACACTCAGCGATCAGATGTCGAAAACCGCCGCCATCAGCGCTGCGGACATCGACACCCTGGGCCAGTCCATGCAGCGCCTTGGCAGCGGCGCACAGTTCTTTGCAGGCGGAAGCAGTGAAATTCTCGCCATCCTGGGCGGCATTTCTCAGTTTGGTTCCGACATGCAGGGAACGAACGCCGGTACACAGCTCAGAAACTTCATGCTGACGCTGCTTGCCCCGACGCAGAGCAAGGATAAGCTGATTCAATCCCTGCGCGTGACCGAGGAGGAATGGGCAGAATTTGAATCCTACATGGAAGAAGCCGGTATTGACGTAAACGATACGGCGGACGCCATGAACGAGCTGGGCTTGTCGGTCTACGATTCGACGACCGGCGAACTGAAACCGGCTATCCAGATCATCGGCGAACTGAACGCGGCTCTCTCTACGCTCTCTGAGGCAGAGCAGAACGAAATGCTGGGCAATCTGTTCGGCAAGCGCACCACCACCACGGCATTGAACCTGATGGCCGCGCTCGGCACGATCATTGACTATCAGCAGCAGATCGAGGGGGGCAGTGCAGGCTATACTGAATCCATGGCAAATACCATGGAGGGCGGCCTGGGCGGCGCTCTGCGCGAGTTTACCGCTTCTTGGGATGCTTTCCAGACGACCATCGGCGAAACCATTGCACCTGCGGTCGAGGGCGTGGCCGACTTCATGACGGACATCGTGAACGGCCTTGCCAACATGGACAAGGACAAGCTGGAAGTGCTTCTCGGCGCAGCGACGGGCATTGCTGCGGCTGGCCCCACGCTGCTTCTTGCAGGCAGTGCTTTCCGTCTGATCGGCTTTGCCATGACCCCCATCGGCGCGGCAGCCCTTGGTCTTACAGCCCTTGCGGCAGCAGCGGGCGCACTCTACCAACTCGGCGAAGCCAATTTTGCAGCCAACTTTGGCGAAATGGAACTGGACACCGAAGCGCTCCTTGCTCACGTCAACGGAATTGGTGACGCATTCAACAGCACCTACACCGACGTAAACAACTACAACACTGCCCTGCAAACAGCAGTGGAAAACTTTGAAACGGCCAGCACGACGCTCTCGGGCGATCTGCTGACCAGCATGATTACCGGCGCAACGCTCACCCCGGAGCAGATTGCCAGCATTACCTCGCTCGGCGAGACGATGGGTAATGAGCTGCTTGCCGGTATCAGTGCCAGCTTTGACAAGAGCGCAAGCTATCTCACGATGCTGTTTGGCGGCCTTGACAGCGCCGCCACGGATGACGAGTATGCGGGCGCGATCCTGCTTGCCGATACGATGTATGAAAACCTCGTAGGGCAGGCGGAACAGCTTGGCCGCGAGTTTGGAGAAACGCTTGGCACGGCCATGGATGACGGCATTATTACCGGCAACGAGTATAACGTCATCATGGAGAAAATGCAGGCGTACAACGATGCCATGGCATTTGCTGCAAAGGCCGACCAGGCAGCAGAGCTTGCACAGCAACTCCACAAGGCCCAGAGTGTAAGCTGGGACAGCGCAGAATCCTTCCTCGCCGAACAGGCGGAGATCATGAATGCCAACCTGGCTGCAGCCGAGGAAACGCACATCGGCGAACGGGCCAAATGGGGCGTATATTACGACGAGGCCATCAGCAAAGGATGGATTAACCCAATCACCGGAGCAGCATATACCGACGCGGACAAATCGGCGTTCCTGACCGATATGGACGCTCAGTATGCGGCAAAGATTCAGGGCTACAAGGACGACAACGCACAGGTCACAATGGCGGTGTTTGACGCCCTCATGAGCCAAAGTGGATATGGAGAAGCATGGCAATTCCTATCCGGGCTATATGCCAATGGCGATCTGAAACGCGACGAATACGGCGAGGTTTCCCCTGATGCGGTTAATTGGGCTACGCTGTTCCCGGATGGAATGCCGCTTTTTGGAGAAGAAAACCCGCTTGAAGATCAGCTTTACGATCTGTGGCGCGGCGAACACGGAATTTCCGGCGTCGATAACAAGTTGACGGAGATTCTTGGCCCGTACATGGATAGTGAATCCATTGCATTGATTCCTAAAATGCTGGACGATGCGCTGCAAATCGGCGACTATCTGTACAGTCACAATGCCACGACTGCCCGTGAAATGCTCGATGAAAACCCTGCGTGGTATGTGTCGGAGTTCTTCGACACGCTGGGCCTTGGCATTGAGGGCCTGCAGGATGTGGACATTGGCGCGAAGTGGGCTGAGATCGGAACATCTGCGCAGGGCGAGGTTGGTAATCTGACCGCTGCTCTCAAGAACGTGTATGACTTTGAAAAGGTGCTGGCTGACATGGGCGGCTCTTTTTCAGAAGCCAGCAACCCATTCCGCGACCAGGCGGCGGCTTGGCAGCTCATGTACGGCGACATCAACGCCGAGGATTATCTGCTGACAGCTACCGTGGAGCCTGTGGTTCCCGAAGGGGCCGTAGAGGCAGCAGCCGGTGAACAAGTCATCCCTGCAACGGTAGAACCCGACGCGACCATTGACGCGGCAGGCATGGAAGCGGAAGCGCAAGCGGCAGGCGCAGCGGCGGAAACCTCCCTCATGACCGGCTACGGCGATCCTACGCTTGACGCTACCGTTGATTCCGCCGGAATCAGCAGCGACGCAACGAGCGCTGGCAGTTCTGCCGTATCGGCGCTTTATGCAGCTTGGGGCAGCCCGACACTGACGGCAAAGGTATCGTACTCCGGCATCCGAAGCGGCAGCAGCCTTTTCGGCGGATCGAAGTTTTCTTTGTTCGCAGAGGGCGGACGAGCTACCGAGGCTTCCATCTTCGGCGAAGCTGGCCCGGAGTGGGCGATCCCGGAAGAACACACCGACCGCGTAGCAAACCTGTTCAACGCAGCCCGCGAGGCCGCAGGCTTTACCTGGCCGGAGCTGATTGCCCGCAACGGTGGATTGAATGCCGGAGGCGGCACGCCTGCGCAGATCATCTATTCCCCGACGATCTACGCCAACGACGCGAACGGCGTTGAGCAGAAGTTGATCGAGGACAAGGAACGGCTCGACCGCTGGTGGAGCGAAAAACAAATGCACGACGATGTGGAGGTGTATGCATAATGGTCGAACTCAGCGGATTTGTGTACCGTTGCAGCGCCGGTGAAACCTTTGACAAGGTAGCGTTGAACATCTACGACCATGAAAAGTACGCCGCCGACCTGATGAACGCCAATCCCGGATATGTACGGCGTGCGGTGTTCCAGGGCGATGAAGTGCTTTCCCTGCCGGTCGTAGAAATTCCCGAAAACGAGAACGAAAACGAATACGCGCCAAGCACTGCGCCGTGGAAGGAGTGATGAAATATGGCTGAAATTGCCTCCTGGAACGGACACTCCTTCACGGTGTCGCCGAAGCTGATCCGAGGTTTTACGGGGCTGACCATCAAGGGCAGCAGCGAAACCGAGGACAAGACCAGCGACGGCCAGAAATACGTTTCCCGCAAAAACAGCAATCCCTCCGAAATTACGCTGACGGCGGAGCTGAACGCCCTGACCGGCTGTGACGTGAAGAATGAGGCGCTGAAATTCGTGGATGAAGCGCGGTCGGGCGCGAAGAACTACTTTTACATGGGTGGCAAAAAGCTGATTACCTGTCAGCTCATGCTCACGGAGGCATCTGTGAGCGAAACAACGATTGCCCCCAATGGCACATGGATCAGCTGCAAAGTAAAGCTGACAATGAAACAGTGCGCGAAGTACGATGGAACGGGCAGTTCCTCGTCCTCCTCGTCCTCGTCGTCCGGCAGTTCCAGCAGTTCGTCCGGCAGCAAGAAAACCAGCACCAAAAAGACATCGACCACCACGACCAAGAAAACGACGACGGCGGCTGTTGTTGGCGCAGTGGCTGGTGCAGTGGCGGCGGTAGCCAAGACTGCAACGACGGTAGTTAAGGCTGTAAGCGCAGCAAGTAAGACTGCAAGCGCATTGAAAACAGCCGTTGCAGCCGTCAACAATGCCAAGAAAACATCTTCCACCACGAAGAAAACCTCCGTCGTGTCGAAGGTTACAAGCGCCATCAAGAACAAGATCAAAGCACTTAAAAAGTAACGGAGGAGGCAGAGCATGGCACAATATCAGATTACCAACCGGCCTGCACCGATTGATTTTGAGTGCAACAACGACATCATCCTGCGCACGATCCAGAACGCGAAAAACCTTCTGATGTGCCGGATGGGCGAAGTACCCTATGACCGCTATCGCGGTTTCGATCCCGCTTTCTATGAGCTGCCGCTGCCGGAGCTGCAAGAGAAGCTGCTGCCGGAGCTGGACAGGATCATGCTGTGGGAGCCGGACGTGGAGATCGTGGATGGCGAGTGCGCCATGGATGAAAACGGCGACATCATCATTACGGCAACTATTGAAGTGACCATTGACGAGTAACGGAGGTGAGAAGATTGGACAACGAGATTCATTATCTGGCATACGATCCCGAAGAACTCTGGAAGGAAATGATCGTCGCCTACGTTGAAGCGGGCGGCGATATTCTTTATCCGGGCGACGAAAAGGAAATGCTGCTGCGCGGCGTCCAGGCCATCGTTACTCAGGTCTTTGCTGGCGTAGATGCGGCCTTGAGGATGGACACCCTGCGCTATGCTGTGGGCGAATACCTGGACATCTACGGCGAGAAGCGCAACTGCATCCGCATTCCTGCGGAGGCCGCGACCTGTACCGTGGAAATCAAATTCCGGGCCAGCGGCACAGCGAAAACCCTTGCCGCCGGTACGGCCCTGACTGCCGACGGCGAACATCTCTATCTGCTGACCGAGGCGGTGGATCAGACCGGCTACGAGCAGACCATCAATGCCGAGGTGATTTGTCGGGAAACCGGCGGCCTTGGCAACGGCCTGCTTGCCGGTACGCAGATGCAATTCATGGTTCCGAATCCGGCGGTTCTCAGCGTATACGCCATCCGCGATGCAAGCGGCGGCCAGGACGAGGAGGACGACGAGGTTTACCGCGAACGCATCCGCAACTTCGGCCTTATCAACACCACCACCGGCCCGCAGACGCAGTATGAGAGCGCCGCAATGAACGTGACCAGCGAAATTCTGGACGCGCGGGCTCTCAACCTGGGCGCTGGCGTGGTCGGCATCTATCTGCTGCTGGCAAGCGACACCGGCGCTGCGGCCATTCTGGACAGCGTGAGCGCCGCCCTGAATGCCCAGGACGTGCGACCGCTGACCGACACGGTGGAGGTATACCGCGCCACGCAGATGCCCTACGAGCTGAAAGTGCAGTATGCACAGGAGGCGGGCAGCAACATCACGACGGCCATTGGCGAGGCGGTGGAGGAATACCAGAAGTGGCAGGATGAAGAAATCGGCAGGGCCTTTAACCCTGACAAGCTGATGGCGATGCTCTACCAGGCAGGCGCGATCCGCGTTGTATGGGGCGACGGCAGCCATTTCAACAACGGCGCTGTGCAGTATACCACCATTGCCGAAAACGCCCATTGCAAGGGCAAGATCACGCTGGCGGTGATGACCACATGATCGACTTTACGATTCATCAGCTTTTCCCCGACTTCATTTTGGCCGATAAGAACGGCTACGCCATGGCAAAGGCTATCGAGCGGGCCTTGCAGATCATGTGCAGCACCATTCAGACGGGCGTTGACAATCTGCAAGACATCGACAAAATGCCCGAATGGCGCTTGGATGAAATGGCCTGGGAGCTTGGTTGTCTATATGACCACAATGCCAATATCGAAACTAAGCGGCGCTGGATCAAGGATGCAACGCCGCTTTATTCTGCCCTTGGCACGCCGCAGGCGATCTACAACTTCATTGAGGGCTTCTTTGACCAGGTGGAGCTTGAGGAACACTGGCAGTACGCCGGTGATCCCTTCCACTTCCGCGTGACCGTTTCCGGCGAATGGAACGACGCAAACGAAGCATGGCTGCGCAGAGCCATCGAGGCCAGCAAGAATGTGCGCAGTGTGCTTGACGACATCGCCCTTGGCAGCGGCACGACGATCATCGTTTCCGGCGAGGGCGGAGAGCTGGCAAGGTTTTGCCCGCCTTTGACCGGCGATGGGCTTTACGCCGGTACATACCCGGAGGAAAGCATCATCAGCAGGCTTGTGGATGAGGTTTACGTTATCGCCACGCGCAACACGCGAGGGCATGTGTTTCCCTACACGCAGGCCGGTACGCTGCCAGAAGAAACCACCGTGGGCGGCCTTGGCGAAAGCCGGATCACTGCTGCGCCGGTGGCAGAGGGATATGTTTATCCATACCCCGCCACCAGCGAGGATGCGCAAGCCGGTACACGCCCGGAGAATAACATCATCGGCGTGATTGCCGATGGCGAGGCGCAGACGGAAACAGACGGCAAGGCTACGGCCTTTTCGTATTCGCCATGCACGGACGAGAACCTGTGCGGAAGCGATGAAATCTAACGGAGAGGAGGAAAACCATGCTGACGAATAGCGCCCTTAATTCGCTGCGCAATCACCTGAAAAACAGCATTGCGTATGCAAGATACAAAGTCGGCAGCACCTACTACCAGGCGGAAATCCAGACCGCCGAGGTGCTTGCTGATGGCCGTATCGCAGTTACCTTCATCATCGACCACACCGTAGCGGGCAACATCACCGTGACGGAAGTACAGCTTTTCGACCACAACGGTACGCTGTGGGCAAGCAAGGCCGAGAGCATCACGCGGAAGGATGCGCAGGAAGGTATTCTGTACCGTTTCCGCTTTACCATCATCGAAGAATGAGGAGGAATGACCCGTGGCCTATAACCGCACCAAATGGCAGGATCACGTCGTCGAGCGCCCGAGGACTTTTACCGAAGTCACCAACGCCGACGGCAGCGTGACCCACACCCCTGCTCCTGGCGAAGTGCTGCAGCAGGGTACGCCTCAGAGCGCGACCAACTTCAACAACATTGAGGATGCCTTGCAGCATCTTTCGGTTGCGTTCGACATGTATTTCACCATCACGCAGGCCCAGCTCCGGGCGCAGGCTGACCGCATCGAGGAGCTTGAGGCACAGACCGCCGCCCTGACTACCTGATAAGGAGGATAAACCATGAGTGAAGTTCACATGCCCTACGAACCCGGCATGACCGACGAGGAAATTGCCGAGATGGAAAGACAGCGGGAGGCCGCACGTCAGGCGAAGATCGCGCCCTTCCGCGCCTTCCGTCGCAGGATGGACGCGGGCCTGCGCTATGCCGTCGCCAACGATGCAGTAACCGACGAGGAACTGATTGACATGAGCGCCGCAACGCCTGAATGGCAGCCCGACATGAAACTTGCTGTCGGCGATACCGTGATGTACGGCGGCAGCATGTTCGTCGTCATTCAGGCGCACACCACGCAGACCGGGTGGGAACCCGGCACGGCCACGCAGTCGCTTTTCCGTCGTGTGCAGCCGGAAGGCAGCACTGAATGGCAGCCCGATACCGATTACGCCACGGGCGCGGAATGCACCTACGAGGGCAGCACCTACATCTGTTTACAGGGACACACCTCGCAGACCGGATGGGAACCCCCGAACGTTCCTTCCCTGTGGAAACTCAAGACCTGATAAGGAGGATAATGCAGCATGAACAATTCCCCTCTGGAACAGCTTGCGCGTCAGTATGGCAACGTAGTGCAGTATGACGCGAAAGGAAATCCGAGTATTTTCTGCAAATTCCCGAAGATGAAAAGCTCCGATCTGGACGCTTCCCTGCCGGATCACGTCCACCCGGCTTTCGTCATCAACAATGTTGAGGAGGATGCTATCCTGATCGGTAAGTACATGTCCTCCGAGCTGGAGGGCAACGGTACTCAGTATTCCCTCCCCAACATGCCCCCGCGCGTTTCCATGCACCATGACACGTTCTTGCAGAAGATGCGTGCCTTTGGCAACGGCGCATCCGGCATCACCATTGCCGACCACGGCTTTATGCTGCTGCTGGCCCACAAGAACAAGTGGGAGCCGCACGGCAACAACTATTACGGCTGCGACTACCGAGACGCTACGCCTTGGGAGCTGGCAAAGAGCTACAACGTCGGCGACAAGCGCTCTTTCCGTGGCTGGCTGTATGAGTGCATCAAGGCGCATACTTCCTCTGAGGAGCTGCTGCCCGTGGATTCTCCGCTGTATTGGAAGAAGGGAAAGCATGTGGGCGGCACGCCTGCAAACCCCAGCCAGTACAACGCGGATAGCAAGTTCAGTGGCTACAACACCCTGACTGGCTCCGGCCCCATCGACTGGTATCTCGGCAGCGATCCCGGCAACCTGTGTGACATCCAGGGCAATGCCTTTGAACAGGTATACGGTTTCCGTCTGGTCAACTGCGAAATCCAGATTCTCGGCGACAACAACAACGCTGCCGACGCGACCGCCGACTGCTCCGCCAACGGTGCGTGGAAAGCGATCCTGCCCAACAAGACCGACAACGGCTATACGCTGGTTGCTCCCGGCACTCCCGGCACGCTTCACTACACCTGGCAGAACAGCAAGATCACCATTGACACGGTGGAGCCGACCTTCGACAACGAATATCGCGGCACGACGTTCAGCCAGATTGCCGTGAACACGACCAATATTCCCTACATGCCGTCCATCATGTACGAGCTGGGTCTAGCCCCCATTTCCGGCACGACCGTTCAGGGCTATTTCTATGTACAGATGACGCAGGACGAGCGCGTGGCGCGGCGCGGCGGCGTCTGCAACGTCACGTCCGGCGCGGGCATGGCTTATCTGTGTTGCTACTACCCGCGTTCCCACGCCGGCGCGTACTATGGCGGTCGCCCGCGCTCCCGTGAAACCTGAACCCTGATGTCTGAATCCTGTGGGGGTGCGCGATAGCGCATCCCCCTTTCTGATGCTATGAGCAATTTTAATGATGACGCCCTGCTAAATGGGCAATTTGCCCTGCAAAAGATCGACGATCTGCTGAACCGGGTGGATGGTGCAGTGAACAGGTGGCCGCGCCTGTACAAAAATTCCTACGGCGAGAGGCTTTATAAGCTGCTGGCCGACATGGAAGAACTGTGCATTGCTGCGGCGAAGAAGTACCACAAGAAAACTACCCTGCAAGAGCTGGACATCAAGAACGCCCAGGTGCGCATCCATATCCGCAGGATTGCCAAGACGACCTTCACGGATAAGCGAGGCGAGAAGCGCGGCCTGATTACTCCGGGTCAGCATGAGGAATGGGTGCTTCTGAACATCGAGATCGGCAGGATCATCGGCGGATGGCTCAAGCAGCAGGCAGAACGGAAAGACGATGTGAAAGCCTGATGCTTTTACATATTGGGAATGCGCCGAGAATTGGCGGCCATTATTGCCACGGCCTTTTGTGAGCGCGTGGCGCGGCGCGGCGGCAACTACAACAACACGTCCAACGCGGGCATGGCTTATCTGAATTGCAACAACCCGCGTTCCAACGCCAACGCGAACTATGGCGGTCGCCCGCGCTCCCGATCACAGCGAGTGACCGGCACGTTACGAACGACCGGCAGCACAGAAACGGGAGGGGTGCATTTCCGTCCGGGAGGGTTTTCGTAATCGCTACGCGGGCGTGCGCGTTATAACGCGCATACATGCGTGATACGCGATAATATATCCCGGAAACAACACTCGTAACCTGCACCTATTGAGGAAACATGCAGATTACGAATCCCCATGAAGCGCCCGGAGGGGCGTAAGGCTATGGCTGCTGGCAGCTTATCCTTTAGACGGGCTTGCCTGCGGGAGAGAAAAACAGCCTACGCCGAGCGGAAACGCCACGCATGGTTGAAACGGAGGCGTGTCTTTGGAGAAGCTGCAACATCTGAAAGAACGCATCTGTTCCTTTGAGAACCTATATGCCGCATACGAGGACGCCGCGAAGGAAAAGCACTACCGCGAGGACGTGCTGGCATTCACCTTCAACCTTGAGGAGAACCTTTTTGATCTGCAAAAGGATCTGTTGGACGGCACATACACCGTCGGCCCGTACCGGGAGTTCTACGTCAAGTACCCAAAACCGCGCCTTATCATGGCGCTGGGGTTCCGGGATCGAGTGGTGCAATGGGCCATCTATCGTCAGCTCAACCCATACGCCGACAAGCGTTTTATTCAGCACAGCTACGGATGCAGGAAGAACAAAGGCACGCTCCCTGCGGCCCGCTGCCTGCTGAATTGGGTGCAGCTTATCAGCCGAAAGCCCGACGCAAGGGATTGGGTGCTGATAAAGTGCGACGTATCGAAGTATTTCTACCGCGTGGATCACAAAATCGCCCTGGATGTCTACCGGGACTACACGGACGACGAGTGGTTTCTGCGGCTGATGTCGGTGATCCTCAACAACCCGGACGTTCCCTTTGGATTGCCGCCGGGAGCCAGTGCGAACGACTGCCCGAAGGAGAAGCGGCTGTATGATGTGGGTATGCCGATTGGCAACCTGACCAGCCAGGAAACGGCAAACATCTATCTGAACCGGCTTGACCAGTATTGCAAGCACATACTCGGCCTGCATTACTATGTTCGGTACATGGATGATTTCTGCATCCTGGTCAAAGGACAAGAAGAAGCACGACGGATCATGGCGCAGATTGATGTCTTTCTCAGGGACGAGCTGCACCTTGATCTTAGCCCAAAGAGCCAGATTGTCCCCGCTACACAGGGATGCGAATTTGTGGGTTATCGCGTAACGCCTCATGGACTGAGGCTGCGCAAGAAAACCATCCGCCATATCAAGAGCTGCCTCAAGCATATTTCGGAGCTTTACGCGGCCAACGCCATCAGCTATGACAGCGCAATGCAATCCTTGCAAAGCTACATGGGCATGACAGTCAACTGCAATGCCCATAGCGTGCGGCTGTGGATCGAGCGGAATATAGCTTTTCAGCGAAAGGAGGCGGCATAATGCTGCCGGATGCAAAAGAGCCGCCTGCAAAAGGGCGGCGTTTCTACGCCATCGACGAGAAGGACGACGGCACGGTAGATGTTTACCTGATGCCGGACGTCACCATTTACCCCACGGAGGATGGTTTCAGGGAATACGACATCAGCGTGCGGATTGTTCGCGGCGTGGTTCCCTGGGACGGCATGGAGGAGGACATACGCGCCCGGTTCCTGGCATGGTGCGAGAGCGGCGAGGTGATAGACCTATGAAAATCAACATCCTGCATCTGCTCTGGATCGTCCCGTTTTGCGCAATGATCGGCTTCATGACGGCAGCCATACTCCACACAGGCAGCGACCGAGAAAGGCGGTGATAACCAATGATTATCCGCGTCAAGCTATCACGGGCGGAGAATCTGAATTATTTCGGCTGTGTTGCGGGCGATATTGTGAACATCGAGATTGAGGAGTATGTCGCCGGTGTGGTTGCATCGGAGATCGGCAACTCCCATATCGAGGCTTGCAAAGCGCAGGCTATCGCGGCCAGAACATTCGCCATGAACTATGTCGGCGATGATAAGTACATCACCGACCAGAGCAGCACCCATCAGGCTTTCCGCGCTTCGCGCTGGGATGCTTCGCAATATCCCAATGCCAACGAGGCAGCGGCCCTTACTGCCGGTATGGTGCTTACCTACGACGGGAAACCCCTCAAGACTTGCAGCTATTCTTCATCCAATGGCGGGCGCACAACCAGCAGCGAGGAGCGCTGGGGCGGCTACCGGCCCTATCTGATCGCCCAGGACGACCCGTGGGACGCTGCGGCCTGCGCAGAACGCACAGCAGCCGGGAAAAGCATTACCAAGGGCCACGGCGTAGGCATGAGCCAGTATGGCGCGGCGTGGGCTGCCAATCACGGAATCGGGTATCGTGAGATACTCGGTTTTTATTATGTCGGCGCGAAGATCGCGGCGAACTATGGAAAGGATGATGAATCGGAAATGACAGAGAACACGACCAACCGCGTGCTGATCCCCTTTTCCAACGAACACTTTGTAGCGTTCCTGAAGGAAATGGTGGGTCGCCCGTACTGGTACGGCACTTGCATTTACAAATGCACCAACAGTCTGCGCACCCGCAAGGCAAAGCAGTACCCCAGCCACTACAAGGACAACCGCACCGCTACCTACAACAAGCACATTGCCGCCAAGGAAGTGTGCGCGGACTGCATCGGCGCTGCCAAGGGCTACGCCTGGACGAACGGCGGCGAGGGTGTTGTGGAGGCCATCGGCAACGACAAGAGCATCACCAGCAAATACGGCTCCAACAAATGCCCGGACAAGGGCGCAAACAGCATGTTTGCCTACGCTAAGGACAAGGGTATGCCCTGGGGCACGATCAGCACCATCCCGGAGATCGTCGGTCTGGCCGTGACCTTCTCCGGCCATGTCGGATATTACGTCGGCAATGGCAAGGTCATCGAGTTCAAGGGCTTTTCCTACGGCTGCAAAGAAACCGTGCTTTCTTCCGGCAAATGGACGCACTGGTACATGCTGCCCTTCATCGACTATGGCACGGAAGCTGATACCAATACGCCTGCACAGGGCGGCACGGCGGAGCCTGTCAAGTACACCCTGGGCAGCCGCCTGCTCAAGCGCGGCAGCAAGGGCGATGACGTGTCCCACTTGCAGAGTATTCTCGTGGAAGAAATGGGATACGATCTTGGAACCTACGGCGCGAAGGGCGATGGCGTGGATGGCAACTTCGGTGAAAAGACTGAAAAGGCCGTGAAACGATTCCAGTCTTTCGCGCAAATTGAGGTTGACGGCAAGTATGGCAGCATCACCCACAAGGCCCTGATGGGCGTGCTTGACGACATCGCCAAGGGGGAGAACGGCAGCGACGGCGACGATACGCCCGACACGCCATCCAGCAAACACATCTATGTTACCGGCAGCAGCGTGAATGTGAGAAGTGGCCCTGCCACCACATACAAGGTGCTGACCCGCGTAAACAAGGGCGATACCATGCCCTATATCGCTACCGCCGAGGCTCTGGGCTGGCACGCCGTAGAGATTGGCGGCAAGATCGGCTGGATCAGCGGCAAGTATTCGTCCGTCGAGGAGGGTTAAGCCGATGGAACAGATCAACGAGTGGGGCGGGATTGCCGGTTCTATATCGGCGATTCTCGGTCTGCTGGCCCTCATCCTGTTTAACCCCATCAAGAAACGCATTCAACAGAAACGCGACGCCAAGCGCAAAGCAAAGGAAGAATGGCTCAAAACGGAAAAGGCCGCACAGGAGGAAGCGGCGGCTTTCCGAAAGGAAATGCGCGAAGTTCTCAGCCAGCTCAACAGCACGCTTGTGCTGCTGACGGATGACATCGGCGATTTGCAGTATGAGCGTCTTTCTCAGGCACAGGAGTTCTACACACAACAGGGATGGTGTCCCGGATCAAAAAAGGAAATGCTCTGCCAAATGCACAAGAGCTACCGGGCAAAAGGCAGAAATCACCTTTCCGAACACTACGAGGAAGAAATACTCAAGCTGGACAGCAGGCCGCCGCAGAAGCGGACATAAAAGCGAAAACCGTTTCGCTTTTGATCGGCGGAGGGTTTCCGTATTCACCACGCGCACGGGCGCACACATGACGCGAAAAAGGGCGGGCCGGAAACGGGGGCAACCCCGCCCCTTTTCATAAATCATTCTTTTAGGAGGGAATACCATGTTTCTTGAAATTACCGACGTGATCCTGATTGCCCTGTTCATCGAGGCGATTGTCAACGCGATCAAGCCCATCTGGACGAAGGGCGAAACTCAGCTTACGGTGAGCGAGTACGTTTCCATGGGTATGGGCGTTCTGCTGGCCGTGACGTGCAAGATCAATATGCTGGCCTATGTGGTGGAGGCTGACTATCCCATGTGGGTAGAGTACATCTTCTACGCACTGACCGGCATTGCCATCGGGCGCGGCACGAACTTCCTGTACGATCTGTGGAACAAGCTCAAGGAATGGCAGAGCGGGCAGCTCCTTCCTGCCGTAGAGGTTGAGGATGCCGTGGAGCTGACCGGGGAAGAATTTGATATGGAGATCGCTCATTGGCCGCTTGAAATGATTATCGGCTTTGCGAGGGCAAACGGATTCGCCCTTCCTGGCAACATGCCGACCGACGAGCAGGCCGCCAAGGAGTATCTGATCGACTACATGTTCCATGATGAGCCGACGCAGCCGCCCGAAGCTGGCGACGCTGAGTAAAACCGGCGTCGCCTTTCTCTTGTCGGCCATCACGCGGCACAAGGCCACGCGCTGGCTACACTTGACCATTGCAAGCAATGGTCTGCGTTAGTCGGGCTTTGCCCGACCTCAACGACAGCATAACGCGCACCCCCGGCAGGCGAAATTGCCGGGGGTGATTATATTTGACCTTTTCTATTTGTCATATTACAAGGGAGTGAAAACAGAATGAAAGCGGTGCAGCCGATCCGGGACATGGAGCTGCTTTATAAGTGCCTCGATATAGCCCATGAACACGACAGGAAGCGCAAGACCGGCGAAGTGAGCTGGGAGCTGCTGCTGGTCGTCGGTTTCAACACATCCCTGCGCATATCAGATATTCGCCGTTTCCGGGTGCGGGACTTGCGCGGGCAGGATTATGCCGAGATCAAGGCGCAAAAGACCGGCAAAGAGGCGAAAATCCTTATCAACCCGCACGCCAGGAGGGATATAAACCGCCTGCTGGCAGGCCGCAGCGGCGATGAATACATCCTCCAAAGCAAGCAGCGCGGGCCGGATCACAAGCCGCGCCCCATCACGCGCCAGCGGGCCTATCAGATCATCAACGAGATTGCCCGCAAGGCCGGTATCAAGGATCATATCGGCTGCCATACGCTGCGCAAGACCTTCGGCTATCACTATTACAAGATGACGCAGGATGTGGTGAGCCTGCAAAGGATTCTGTGCCATTCCTCCCGCCGGGAAACGCTTATTTATATTGGCGTGATCCAGGAGGAGATCGACGAGAGCCTTATGAAATTCAACCTGACGAGGAGGCGGTAACAAATGAACAAGGACGCTATGTTTTCTTCTGCATCCTGCGAATGGGAAACACCGATGGAGTTCTTTGACAAACAGGATGCGGTATATCACTTTGATCTTGACGTATGTGCAACGCCTGATAATGCGAAGTGCGCACGATACTACACCAAGGAGCAGGACGGGCTTGTGCAGCCGTGGACAGGCCGATGCTGGATGAATCCGCCCTATGGCCGTACAATCGGAAAGTGGGTACAGAAAGCCTATGAAAGTGTGCGGGGGGGGGTGCGCCGATCTCGTTGTCTGCCTGCTGCCAGCACGCACCGATACTGCATGGTGGCATGATTACTGCATGAAGGGCGAAGTGCAGTTTATTCGCGGAAGATTGAAGTTTGGAAAAGCCAAGAATGCAGCGCCTTTCCCTTCGGCGCTGGTTATATTCCGAAGGGATCATACATGAGGATTGCCGGAGCATAGCGCTCCGGCGCTCTTTTTTATGCTCATAAATGGTTTGGAAGCGTAGCAAAACCGGGATTATAGAATCAAAACGGGCTGTTTCTGATTCTATCACACGAAATAGCGTATCAATAAGCACGAAAATGGAGCTATTTTCTCTCCGGGCGGGCGCTTACTTGTCATAATAAGGCATGGTAAAACAGAGCCTCCAAAACCATGTCAAAAATCAGGGGCATATAAAGGAAGCAAAATTCTCAAAATGCGTTTAACACAATCTCCCATTATGACAAGTAGCGGAACAGGGGCGCGGGGGCATAAAAAAGAACCCTTTCCATTTCGGAAAAGGTTCCCTCTGAAATGTTCCTGGGGCGTTGTGCTTACAGATCGTCGAACGGATCATCCAGGGCGATGACTTCATCCGGCGGAAGCGGGTTTCGCTCCATTTCCGCCTTTGCGCAGCGGATCAGGAATGCGGTCAAGCTCTCGCCCTTGGCCTTGGCATAGGCGGCAAAGTCCTCCTTATCCTCCGGGTCAAGGTACATGTAGAACCGCTCTTTTTTGGCGGCCCATCGGGCGTTGGCTTCTTTGCGCTGCTCGTAGTGCTTGCTCATGGTGTTTCCCTCCTTGCTGCGCATTATTATAGCACACGGTGTTGTGGCTGGCAAATGGTTTTGAGGCGTTATGCCTCGCAGAAGTCGATGACAAAGCCATCATCGGCGATTCTGTCCAGCTCCATACGGGCGCGGCGCTCGTCCGGGGCTTCGATGTTGATGCGGTAGATCAGGCCGGAGTACGCGATGGTGGCGGTGTAGTTCCTGTGAGCCGGGAAAAGGGTGTTGATGATGCGACGAGCGATGTTCTTCATGGGGTAATCCTCCTTTGTTATTTCAAGGGCTATTGCGAGTAGCCCATGTTTCAAAATGGTTTCGGAGCGTTACCTGGTTTCCAGTTCGGCGGGCATGGTGTAACCCTGGTTCAGACAGGAGAAGGTGATGTATTTCTGATACATCCATTCGGCGGTCTTTTCCTTGGGCCAGTCGTCGCGCTCTGCAAGCTGCTGGCGAATGGTCATGGATTCATAGAAACGGCTGAATTGCATTGCGTAGCTCTGGCCGAACCACCAATGATAGAAGTCGAACTGCTGGCGTCCGGCCATGTCGATGATCCGGCGCAGGGCTTCCGGGCTGGTCTTGAGGCGCTGATCGTAGAGTTTGACGCCGCCATACGCGGCGATATGGGCGACAGTCTTGTAGTCGCTGCCGGTGTTCTGGTTGCGATCCCATACCGTTGTACCGTTTCCCAGGCAGCCAAATCCGAGATCAAATGTTTTCACGGCGTTGTCCTCCATCAGAATGTGATTTCGCGGGTCTTTTTGCCCGTGGTCGTGTTGCACTCAATAACACACTTGGTCGGGGTGTTCAAATGTCTGCCGAAGATTTCTGCGTGCTTCCTGGCGAAGTTCTCAGCACCTTTGAGGGAACGGCAGCTACAACGGGTCTTGTGGGTTCCATCCTCTGCAATTTCCGGGATGGGTTCCGCGAAGTAGAAGCAGAAGCGGTACATTTTGCAAGTGGTTCTCATGGCTGTTCCTTTCTGCCCTCGTAACCTCCGGGGCGGGATATTCTGAAATGTTTCTCAGGCGTATTCGCACTGATGGAGCATGGGATAGGGCTTGGGGAATTTGCGGGTTCCTTGCAGCAGCACGAACCGCTCAATATACTTGATGTCGGCGGGGTCAAGGCTTACCGTGTCGCCCTGGTCGTCGGTCTTGACAATGAACAGGTTCCCGCAGAGCATCGGCTGGCCCAGGTTGTCAATGGCGCTGATCTTGGGCTGATCCACGAACAGGGCCTCGTCGTCGCAAATGATGGTGTAGCGTCTGCCGCGGAAGCGGCCACGGGTCACGCCGATCTGATGCTCCGGCATGGAGATCAGGCGGCAGCCGATGGTCTTGTAATAGCCTTGCAGGCTCTTTTCGATGGTGCGCGGGCCGTGGGTTTCGTTCTGTACGTCGATCAGGTAGCCGGTGATGGTGCGGGGCTTCATGGCTTCGGCGAACTGGTCAAGGGTCATTTCTTCGGTGCTGAACATGGTGTCTTACCTCCTCAAATGTTTACGCGGCGTTACGGATCAGGTTAGCGAACTGGTCAAGGCTTACGGTATCATCTTCGGCGGGCTTGGGTTTGACGTATGCCGGGTAGTTGAAAGCGCGTTCCCACCATTCCTCCCAGGTGATTGTCGGGACGTTCCATCTTGCGGCCTTGTCAAGCTGGTTCCTGCCGGGATTCTCAGCGACAACCAGCAGCGTGCAGCGGGTGTTTATGGTTTCGTAGCCCTGCCCGCCCAGGCGGTTGACGTGGGAAACCATGTAGCGGCGCTCCATCTTGGGGCATGTGCCGGTAAAGGCGACCACTTCACCGGCGAAAGCTCCCGTTTTCGGGGCGTTGTTTACCGGCTTCGGCTCCACCGGGCCCGGCGCGGGCCGCTCTGCCGGGACCGGCGCGGCGGGCTTGGCC